GGCTTCGCCAAGTTCTTCAATCAGTACAATGACGATGCGGAGAACGCCAACAAGACGGCGCGGGAGTTCGCGCAAAGCGCGGTCGGCTCGCTCGAGGACTCGCTGACGGCATTCCTCTCCACCGGCAAGGGCGGCTTCCACGCGCTAGTCGATTCGATCATCGCCGAGATCAACCGGCTCTACATCGTCAAGCCGCTTCTCGCCAGCGTCTTCGGATCGACGGGCAGCAACGGTATCGGCGGCGGGTTGATCAGCGACATCGGCAACGTGCTCAAGTTCGGCGGCTCGTCGTCCAACTCGTCGGCGCTGAACTACACGAACGCGCTCGACCAGCAGTCGGACGCTGCCGCCGGCGTCTCGATCATCAGCAAATTCGCGTCGCTCTTCTCCGGGCGCTTCGCCGACGGCGGCTACGTGCCTCCTGGTCAGTGGGGCATCGCCGGCGAGAACGGGCCCGAGCCCATCTTCGGCGGCCGCACGGGCAAGACGGTAGTCCCGGCCGGTGCTGGCGGTCCGACGCAGCACCTGCACATCTACGTGACACCGCCGTCCGGCACGAATCGCGACACGGCCCTGCAGCAGGGCCAGGCGATCGGGCAAGGAATCCAGCGGGCGCTGGCGAGGAACTCATGAGCTTCTTCGAGCAGCGCCTCGACCCGAAGATCAGCTTCGGCGCGACGGGAGGGCCCGTCTTCTCGACCGAGGTCAATTCGAGCGTCGGCGGACAGCGCTTTGCCAACCGGAACTGGCTTTACCCGCTGCACCGCTATGACATCACGCAGGGCGTGAAGTCGAACGCCGACTTCGAGCAAGTGCGCGCGCTCTTCTACAACGTGGCCGGCCAGTTCGATGGCTTTCGCTACAAGGACTGGGCGGACTTTCAAGCTACCTTGCAGCCGCTGACGCTCGTCAGCGGGAATGTCTACCAAGCGACCCGCGTCTACGTGCTGGGCGTGCGGTCATACACGCGGCCCGTCTACAAGCTCGTCTCGGGAACGCCCGTCGTCTATCGCACCCGCAGCGGCAGCACCTCGTCGATCTCGCCCTCCATCGACCTGAACACGGGACTCATCACGGTGAGCGGGCACCTGTCGGGCGATACCTACACCTGGAGTGGCGAGTTCGATGTTCCGGTCGCCTTCACGAGCGACGTGATGCAACTGCAGATCGTGAACAAGAACGGCGGTGGATTCCTCGTCACCTGGCCGTCGATCCAGCTGCAGGAAATCCGGCCGTGAAGACGTTCTCCACCGAGCTCGCGGCAGCGTACGCGAGCGGATCGACCACGCTCTGCAATTGCCTGCGGGTGCTTCGGGCAGACGGGCTGGTCTGCACCTTCACCTCGGCCGACGTGCCCATCGTGGTCGGTGGAGAGAGCTATGAATCGGCGACGGGCCTGGATGTCTCGAACCTCGTCTCGCAAAGCGGCCTCGCGGTCGACAACATGGATCTGACGATCCTTCCCGACGAGACGAACTACCCGCAGGTCGACATCCTCGCCGGGCGCTGGGACTTCGCGAGTTTCTGGCTCTTCGAGTGCGACTACACGATGGACCTGAGCGCCGGCTCGGCCATCGGATCGGGCTCGCGCAACGACATCAACCTCTTGAAGCGCGGGACCACGGGAGAGGCGGACCCGCTTCGCTCCTCGCTCAAGTTCGAGTTCAGGGGGCTCAAGCAGGCCCTGCAGCAGACCGTCGGCGCAGTCACCAGCCCGACCTGCCGCTACAAGCTCGGCAGCACATCGATGCCCGACGGCCTGTGCTTCGTCGACCTCTCGGGCTTCACCAACACCTACGGCCTCACCGCCGTCAATTCCGGGGCGCCGGGCCGGATCGTCACCGCGTCGTCGGCCACCGAGGCCGACGACTACTACGGCGAGGGCATCCTGGCCGCGAACGACGGCGCCAACGCCGGCTATTCGCGCAAGGTCAAGACCTTCGCCTCGGGCGTCTTCACGCTGGCGCTCGAGATGCCCTACGCCTTCGGGGTAGGCGACAGCGTCACCGTCATTGCCGGCTGCCGCAAGCGCCACGAGCGCAGCGCGGCCAATCCCGGCGGCGCTTCCGACTGCGCCGACAAGTTCGACAACGTCGTCAATTTCGGCGGCGAGCCGCACGTGCCTGGCGCCGATGCGATCACCGCGGATCCGGACGTGACATGAGCAGCGTTCCTCCGGTCTACGCTCCTCTCGATTCCGTGCCGGGCGAGCTCGGCCGCGTCACGCGGGCCGATGTCGTCGCCGAGGCCAGGACCTGGCTCGAGACGCCCTACGTGCACCAGCACCGCGCCAAGAGCGTCGCCGTCGATTGCGCCGGGCTTGTCATCGGCGTCGCCCGCGAGCTGGCGCTCGTCAGCGCGGATTTCGACATCACCGGCTATGGCCGCAGCCCCGACGGCAAGTCGCTCGTCGAGACCTGCGATCGCTTCATGAGCCGGGTCCGGCTGGGCGATCTCAAGCCCGGCCATGTAGTCGTCATCCGCTGGGAGCGCGACCCGCAGCACATGGGCATCCTCGGCGACTACCTGATCGGGGGCCTCAGCCTCATCCACGCGCTGGGCACGGTCGACGGGAAGGGCAGGGTGGTCGAGCACCGCCTCAATGCGCAGACCTTGGCCAAGGTGATTCGCGGCTACGCACTGCCGGGGGTGCAGTCGTGAGGCTGGTCGGCGCGGTCGCCGGCGGCGTCATCGGGTGGCTTGCCACCGGCGGCACCCCGCTTGGCGCCTTGCAAGGCGCGTCGATCGGCTACAGCATCGGCGGCCTGCTTGGCCCGAAGCAGCACGTCCTCGGGCCCAAGCTCTCCGACCTGAAGGCCCCGGCCGCTGACTACGGCGCACCCATCGCTTACGTCATCGGCGCGCCGCGGCTGGCCGGGTGCGTCATCTGGTCGAGCGACAAGCGGGAGATCGCCACCACGCAAAGCGAAGGCAAGGGCGGCCCGGGCGTCGACTCCACGACCTACACGTACGAGATGGACGTCGGCATCGAGCTGTCGATCAATCCATGCGACGCAATCCGGCGCGTCTGGTCGAACGGCAAGCTGGTCTGGACGGTGGCGGACTCGAGCGATGCGGACTCGATCCGCGCCAGCGGCGGCGTCATCGTCGGAACCGGCACCGCCGAGGGCGGCCAGACGCCCGTCTGGCGGGCCATCCGCTTCTACGGCGGCGCGGCCGACCAGATGCCCGACCCGACGTACGAGACGCTCGTCGGCGCGGGGAACGCTCCGGCCTATCGCGGCCGCTCGACGGTGGTCATCGAGGGGCTCAATCTCGGCGGCAGCGGCCAGGTGCCGGTGTTGACGTTCGAGCTCATCCAGCACGCCGCGGTCACGCGCGGCAGCCCGGTCATCGATGCTTCGGTCGACGGGCCGGCGCCCTTCAATGTCGGCACGCCGGCCTTTTCGTCATCCGGCTACACGCTGCTCGTCGGCCAATGGGACAACGCCTATGCCAATTCCGCGGTCAAGCCATATCCGATGCCCGGCGGCGGCCTCGGCGCCGATGATCTCGGAGTTCCGACTTTCGACGTCGGCATCCAGTGCAATGCGGTTCGCGGGACGAGCGACATCGATTGCTTCGTCTGCAAGGCGTCGAGCGCGTCGACGAACTACCGCGCCTACAAGCCGAGCGGCTCCTACGTCGAGTTCGCGCTCGGCACCAACATCGGCGACGACGGCAATTCGACGTTCGCCCGCGGCGACGGGCTCATCGTCTTCGGCGCGTGCACCATCTTCTCCGCCGCCAAGGTGCTCAGGGTCTTCGATTGCGAAACCGGCGCGCACCAGGGCGACACGGCCACCATGTCCGACTACGTCTCGGGCATCGCCATCGGCGGCGGCAGCATCTACGCGATCTCTGCGGCCGGCACATCGCTCTTCATCTTCGACGCGTCTTCGCTCTCGCTGACGCAGACCGTCACCGCGCCGGTGTCGGCCTCGAACGCTCAGCTGGCCTACAGCGATCGCGGCGAGCTCTACCTCTTCTACCCGGCGGCGATCTACCTCTTCGACGGCAGCAGCTTCGCCTTGGTGACATCGTCGCCCGGCAAGCTCGGCATCGCGACCTACTCGCAGGTCGGTGCGGCGGACGGCGAACTGTTCGTCCTCGCCGGCAACGGCGCCGGCGATCACGAGGTCTGGACGATCTCGCAGCGGGTCGGCTCGGTCGACGCGGCGCTGAGCGACGCGATCACGGAGCTGTGCGAGCGCACCGGCCAGCTCGCGGCGGGCGACATCGACGTCTCCGCACTCACGAGCGATGCCGTGCACGCCTTCGCGATCAGCCAGGTCAGCACGACGCGAAGCGCGATCGAGACGCTGATGAGCGCCTACCTCTTCGAGTGCGCCGAGGGCGAGCAGCTGCGCTTCGTCAAGCGCGGCGGCGCGCCGGTGCTGACGATTCCGTACGCGGACCTCGGCGTGAGCGCCGACGGCACGGCCGAGCCATTCCCCGTCAAGAAGATCAACGACATGGAGGTGCCGGCCCGCGTCACCGTCACCTACGCGAACGTCGTCAACGATTTCCAGAACGGCACTGCCGCCGGCGAGCGGATCGTCACCGAAAGCACGGCCGAAACCTCCGTCGAGGTTCCCCTCGGCCTGCTGCCGAGCGAGGCCAAGAAGCTGGCCGACATCAACACGATGGACCTGGCCAGCTCCATGCTGCAGGCCGGCCCGCTTGCCGTGTCTCGCAAGTACGCGGCGCTCGAAGCGACCGATGTCGTCTTGGCGACCCGGGCCGACGGCAGCACGCTGCGGCTGAGGACGACCAAGACGACCTACGGTGGCGGCATCGTCTCGCTCGAGCTCGTGCAGGACGACGCCACGGTCATCAACAGCGATGGCACGGCCGACGACACCGACAACTCGAGCACGCTGGTCCGGTCGGTCGCTCCGTCGCAGCAGCTGGAGCTCGACATCCCGATCCTGCGCGACGCCGACAACGACGCGGGCTTCTATGACCAGATCAAGCCCCTCGGCGACAAGTGGAGCGGCGCGGCCGTCTACAGCAGCGCCGACGATGTCAGCTACGCCCGCGAATCGACCGTCACCGCCTCGGCGGTCTTCGGCACCTGCACGACGACGCTGGGAGACTGGACGGGCCCGCGAGTCATCGACTGGAAGAACAGCGTCACCGTCAATGTCGGCAGCGGCGTGACGCTGGCGAGCAGCAGCCGCGCGGCGATCCTCGGCGACCAGAGCATCAATGCGTGCGCCATCGGCGTCGACGGACGCTGGGAGCTGATGCAGTTCATTGCCGCGGCCTACATCAGCGACGGCGTCTACACGCTTTCCGGACTGCTCCGGGGCGGCCGCGGCACCGAGTGGGCAATGACCGGGCATGCGGCCAACGAGACGTTCTCGCTCCTGCAGATCGCGGGCATGGCTAGGGTTCCCGTCGCGACCACGCTCGTAGGCATCCCCCGCTACTACAAAGCGGTCTCGATCAACAAGTCGATCGCCAGCGCAACGGCGGATGAGTTCACTGACAACGGCGTCGGCCTCAAGCCATTCGCGCCCGTGCGTGCGACCGTGGTTCGCGATATCTCGACGGGCGACATCACTTTCGGTTGGCAGCGACGCTCGCGTCTTGCGACCCGGACCATCGGGCCCGCTGGCATCAGCATTCCTCTGGGAGAGGTGACTGAGGCCTACTCGATCGACGTCTTCACCGACAACACCTACGCCACGGTGAAGCGAACGATCAATGCGACGACGACGAGCGCCGTCTACACGAGCGCGCAGCAGACGGCCGACTTCGGATCGAACCAGGCCACCGTCTATTTCAAGGTCTACCAGCTCTCGGCCGCGGTCGGCCGGGGCTACGAGCTGAAAGCCGCAGCATGAGCAACGCACTTCCCGAAGCGATCAATGCCGCGGCCTCGCCGGAGGTCCAGTCCAACGACAACTTCGCCGCGCTCGCCGCGCTGATGACCTACGCGCACGCGCCGACCCTCGACACCTCGGCGTTGATCCGCGGCTACAGCGGGGGCCGCTGGGGCGGCTTCGCTTTCGCGGATACCGCGCACACCTTCGGCACGTCGACCACGACCTACGTGTCGGTCAAGATCGCCGACGGCACGATCGACTTCAGCACCTCGAACACGCACTACAACGACGCCTCGAACTACTGCAAGGTCGAGACGGTCGTCACCAGCGGGTCGGCGATCACCAGCGTGACCGACGATCGAGCCGGGCCCGGCGGCGTCCACGGCGGCGGCAGCGGCAGCGGCGGCAGCGTCACGTTCTCGACGACTCAGCGCGCGCTCGGCCGCAACAGCGCGGGCGCCGGCGCCGGCGAAGAAGTGACGCTCACCCAGCTGCTCGACTGGATCGGCAGCGCAGCCCAAGGCGACATCCTCATCCGAGGATCGAGCGCCTGGGCGAGGCTCGCGGCCGGAACCGCCGGCCAAGTGCTGAAGACGGGCGGCACGGGCGCGAATCCCGCCTGGGCAGACAACCTCGCGGTGTTCCAGCTCGCCTGCTCCGACCGGTCGACGGCACTCACGACGGGGACAGATGTCGCGTCGTTTCGAGCACCCTTCGCCTTCAAGATCAACAGCACCTACCTGCCGCGGGCGAGCGTCGACACGGTCAGCTCGTCGGGCGCGCCGACGTTCGACATCAAGCAGAACGGCACCTCGATCTTCACGACGAAGGTCTCGATCGACGCCAGCGAAAAGACCAGCACCACGGCCGCGACCGCCGCCGTCCTCACCGGGACGATCAGCGTCGCCGACGACGACGAGATCACCATCGACATCACGGCCGCCGGCACCGGCACGAAGGGCGCGATCATCACCATCGTCGGGGTGAAATCTTGATCGATCGCTCGGCAGACATCGGCCGAGCGCTGCGTGGACGGCAGCGCGGGTTCCTTCTCGATCCGTATCGCTTCGGGTCTTCGGTCAATGCCGATGCGCTGGCGATCTACAACGCCGTGCTCAACGGCGGCAAGGGTGCGTACTGGGACTTCGAGGAAAACGACGCGACGACGCAATTCCTCGACGGGAGCGGAAACGCCAATCACCTGACGACCCGAGATGCCGGCTCGACGGTGGCGACGTCGACGACGCACGGCGGCGCGGGGCACATCGGCAGAGGCTTCTACATCAACAACACCACGCAGCGGACGGCCTACATCCCGCGCGCAAACACGAATCTCGACCTGCCCAACGCCAATCACTTCTTCGGTGGCTGGTTCGTCACTGGCACTTCCGGCGGCAGCGCGCGCTTCGCGATCGGACGGATTGGGACCGGCGGGACGAACCAGTGCTTCCTCTACGTCGACAGCGATGACTACATCAAGGCCGGAGCCAGCACGGACGGCTCCACGACAACGATTGTTTCGAGCGCCGTCGCGGCCAGCGCGACAGGCGAATGGAGGCTTCTGGCCTTTTCGTTCGATCGAACGAACAACCTCATCCGCATCCGGCTCAAGAGCGCGACGCAGGATGCGAATGTCACCGCGGCTTTCGCGAGCGCTCTCTATACGACAAGCAACGCCGCGAACTTCGTCATCAGCAGCGCGCTCGCGTCGGATACGAGCTTCTTCTCCGGAAGCCGTCAGCTCGGCGGCGGCGCCACGGCCGACATGTGCTTTTTCGGCACAGGCGCGACGCTGAGCGAGAACCAGTTCCAGTACCTCTACAACTCGGGCGCCGGAAAGACCTGGGCGCAGCTGAAATCGGATGCCGGGCACTGAGCCATGAACGAGCTCCAGCACTGGGTCGATGGCGCCGCCGGCTGGCTCAAGGGCCTGGGCCTCGTCGTCACGGGCGTCCTCTTCACCGAGCTGCGCTACCGGCGGCAGAAGAGCAAGACGCGCCTTGGTGAGGCCGAAGACTCGGGCGCCCGCTGGCATCTGCGCCGGCAACAGCAGTACACCGAATCCATTGCGCACGAGCGGGACGCAATGGCCGCCGAGGTCAAGGCCGTGCGCGAGGAGCTGGCCGCGGCCCGCGTTCGCGGCGCCACGCGCGATGCCCAGATGCGTGCCGTCAAGGCCCATGTGCTGCTCGTCACCCGCCTGCTGAGCGAGCGCCACCCCGAGACCGCCAGGACGCTCGGCGGCTCCGAATTCATGGCGCTGCTCGACGAACCCCCGCACCCATGAACCTGCGCATCGAGCGGACGCTGATGAGCGAATCGGTCACGCTCGGCGTTCTGTCGGTCGATGGAGCGCACGAGGCGTTCACTCGAGAGCCGCCTGTGCGCTCCGATCGCGTCTTCATCGCCGGCGAGTCTGCACTACCGCCGGGCCTCTACACGGTCAGCCTCACGCCGAGCCGGCGCTTCCTGCGCACCGTGCCGCTCGCAGTCAGCGCACAGCTCTTGGCGCATGGCGGCCTTCGGCAGGCCTTCGGCATGCGATTCGTGCCGGGCCACTACACGCTCGACACCGACGTTGGGATCGTCGTCGGTCAGACGCGCGGCACGAAAGACGTGCACGTAACCCGCGCCGCGTTCGAGGCGCTCGCGGCCAAGCTTGTCGCTGCCCGCGATCGCTGCGAGGCGATCGAGCTCGAGATCACGCAACCCTAAGGAGGACCATCATGGACCCCGAACCGACCCGGCTGCAGCGCATCGTCCACGCCCTCACGACGCTGCGCTGGTGGTCTCTCATCCCGGTGCCCATCGGCATCATCGTCCTCAGCTCGTTCGGCCCGGACGGGCTGCGCGAGCCGCTCGAGCGGATGCTGTGGCTGTCCTGGGCGTGCGTCTTCGCCGCCATGGCGCACGCCGCGAGGCGCCTGCTCTTCCCGACGGTCGACTTTTCCGAGGCCTGGCAGAAGGCGACCGAAGGCTCGATCGGGGCGGCCATCGCCGCGCTCGGCGTTCTCCTCTTCACGGCGTTGATCTTCCTGGGTCTCGTCAGCCAGGCCAAGGCGGCGGAGGTCGACACGAGGATCCCGGTCAACGCCGGCGCGCTGCTGCCGCAGCTGGCCGACGTCGAGCGCGCCTACTGGCCGGAGCATCCCTTCCCGAGCTACTTCGGCGCGCTGATCGAGCAGGAATCGTGCGTCACGCTCACGAGCGCGCGCTGCTGGTCGCCGGCGGCGCGGCTGAAGACCGACCGGGAGGAGGGCGGTGGCCTCGGCCAGTTCACCCGGGCGATCAATGCCGACGACTCGATCCGCTTCGATGCCCTGGCCGAGGTGCGCCAGCTAGACCCGGTTGGTCTGCGCGACTTCAGCTGGTCGACGGTCTACGTCCGGGCCGATCTGTCGATGCGGGCGATCATGGTCAAGACGCGCGACTGCTGGCGACGGCTCGAGCGGCAGACCGCGGCCGCTCCGCCTGTGCTCATGGCCTTCTGCGACGCCGCCTACAACGGCGGCATGGGCGGCCTGTTGCAGGACCGGCGCCTGTGCGCGGCGCGGCCCGGCTGCGATCCGAACGAATGGTTCGGCCAGGTCGAACAGACCTCGGCCAAGAGCCGCACGAAGTGGCAGGGCTACGGCAAGAGCGCCTTCGAGATCAACCGTGAGCACGTGCGAATGGCGGTGGTCGTGCGGCGGCCGAAGTACATGGCGGCGCTCGGTGCCGACAGGCTGTGATCGCCGCCGTCCTCAAGCTCCTCGGCGGGGCATTCGGCAGCGTCGTGCTCTACGTCGTCGCTGGCCTAGTCATCGCCCTGGGCGCCGGTCTCGGCTGGGCGCACGTCTGGACGATCCCGCACCTCGAGCGCCAGGTCGCCGCCGAGAAGAAGCGAGCTGATGACGAGCACACCGGGCGCATGGCGGATCGCGCCGTCGCGGCCGAGGCCGCCGCGAGCCAGGCGCTCGCGTTCAAGCACCAGCAGGAGGCCTGGCAACAGCGCGCGGACACCGCGCAGGAGACCGCAGATGCAAAGACCCAACAGCTCGATCGTGCTATCGCTACTGGCGGCCCTGTGGCTGACCGGCTGCGCAACCGAATTGCCACCCTTGAGGCCGCCGTCCGTCGACCCGCCGCGGCTGCCTCAGCTGCCGCCGGCAGCCAAGCTGCCTCCGATCCCGCCGGAATGCTCGCCGACCTGTGTCGACGGGCTGACGCGCGATCGGACGTCCTGGCTCTCTACGCCGACAAGCTCCGCATCAGCGCAGAGGCCTGCGTCGGCGCCTGGCCGGTGAATCCGCCCCGCTGATCACCGCGCTCTGCCTGCGCCGGCTGCCTTCGGGCGGCCGGCGCTTTTCGTCGTTTCAGGACTACTGGATATTGGAGGCGCGCCAATATCTGTCCAATATCGAGCGCTGCCGTGCCGCAAGGAAGAAGGCCCTGCATTTCTGCAAGGCCTTGATCCGCTTGGAGTTTCTTTGGCTCCCCGACCTGGGCTCGACCCTAGGGGACGCCGAAATTCCTAGCTATCCGACCTCCACTGCGTTCGGCTGCGCCGTCTCGGTCCAGCGAGCCTTGATGTAGACCTCGGTCGTGCCCTTGTCGGCATGGCCGCATAGCAGTTGGATGCGCTCGATCGGCTCGCCGGCCAGCCACATGTCCGTCGCGCCCTTGCCCTTGAGGTCTCGGAAGCCGAATGCGGTGACGCCAGCTGCCTTCTGGGCGCGCTTGAGCATCGCCGAGATGCCGTCATAGGTATAGGCGCTTCCGGCGGGAACTCGCTTCGATGGCCTGGTCGTGTGGACGATGGGCTGATCGCGCTGCGGCACGGTGCCCACTGCTGCCGCCACCAGCTCGCCGAGCCGGCCAACGAGCGCGATGTCGATCCAGCGGCCCGTCTTGTGCTGCCGAAAGCCGAGCACCGGAGCACCAGCCTTCGGCTTGATGTCGGCCGGCGTCCAGCCGAGCACGTCGACCTCGGGGCGCTGCAGGGTGCGGTAGACCAGCTCCATCATCAGCCGCACCTGTGGGGGCGCCTTGTCGAAGGTGGCGCGATATTCGTCGTGCGTGACGTAGCGCTCGCGCTTCGACTCTGGGTTGCGGACCACTCCGCTGGCGCGCATGCACGGGTTCACCGTCAGCCCGGCACTGTGGACCGGGGAGCGCAGCATCCACGAGAAGCAGGACGACAGCGCCGCCTTCTCGCGGTTCGCGCTCACGCCGCGGCCGCCCTTGGCGCCGATGTCGAGGTACTCGATGACGTGGTGCGGCCTGACTTCTGCCGGCAGCATCTTGCCGAAGAACGCTTTGAGCGGCGTCAGGTAGCCGAGGTAGTCGTCGAGGGTGCGCTGGCTGAGAGTCTTCGCACGGACCCGCTGCTCGCAGTCGATCAGGAACTGGTCAAGGAACCAGTCCATCGTGCCGTACGTGCCGGTCGGGTCGTTGTAGTGCTCGGCCCGCTTCCTGGCGCTGGCCAGATCCTTGCCGAGCGGCTCCCAGGCTCCGGTGTCCCGATGGGCGTAGTAGAACGATCCGTGACGGACGTAGAGGCGCTCCGGCAGGTCGAGGCTATTGTCCTTGCGCTTTCGGCCCACGCTTGCCTCCTCGGATGACCTTGAGCAGCGCCGCGCGATCCGGCTGCGCGCCGCCATTTTGCGGCACGGCACCGAGGCGGCCGGCTCCGGACACGCGCTCAAGCTCCGACCTCATCAGCAGTGGGCGGCCGTTGGGGCGCCGCTCGACGTGGTAGCCCCTGCGCCGCAGCCAGCGGATCTGCGCCGCCGGTTGCTCGAGGGGCTGGCATAGCTCGGCGAGCTCGGCGTCGGACAGCCACGGGCGTGCGGCTTCGGTCATACCGTCAGTCCTTGTGCCTGCAATGGCCGCAACCGTGTCGCACCCGGCAGATAGAGCGGATGCGCCGGCGCGCCGCTTTTTGTGCGCTCCAGGCACTGCGGCTCGGCGCCAGCCTCCCGGATGATCCGCAGGACCGTCTGCGGCCGCGACAGTCCGTCGGCGCCGGCACCCCATGCACAGCACACCGCGCCGGCCGCCTCGACGGCCTGCTCGGCGGCGGCGGTGATCCATCCATCGTTTTCCGGCCCGACGGGCCAGCCAGCGCGGCGCAGGTCGGCCGGCTTCGTGGCGCGGAAGGCGAAGAGGTTGACGACATCGATGCCGCCGAAGCCGAGCGTCTCGGCGAAGCCGATGCAGCGGCGGATCGTCGGGTCGTCGGCGGTCTCGTCGGCCGTCGACGGGTTCAGCATGACGAAGACGAGCGGCGGCAGCGTCGGGTTCCACCGGCGATGCAGGTGGTAGCGATAGTGGCCGCGGATGATGGCGCCGGCGCTCGTGATCTCGGCCATGGGTCAGAACGGCTCGTCGTCGTCCATGTCGCTGTCCAGCCCCAGGCGCGCCTGGTGGGCCTCGGGCAGTTGCGCCAGCATCGTCTTTGCCGTGTAGGCCCGCAGCGGCTCGTGCACGATCGACTTGGCCGCGGCGAGCGCCGTTGCTTCGTCGCACCAGTTGATGCTGTAGATCGCGCCGGCGCCGAAGCTGCGCGTGTGCGCTTCGATCAAGCGCGTCACCTTGATCGGCTGGGCAGCCGACTCCGGCCACGTCTGCTCGGTGACGATGATCTCCGGCACGTCGACGCGGACCAGGTTGGCGCCGCCGAAGTTCTGCTCGGTGATCTCGCCGGCGATGCGCTGGTGGCCGAAGAGCTCGACGACGGCGTAGAGCTTCGTCGACGGCTTGGGCGAATCTGCTGTCTCGGTCATGAGATCTCCGTCAAGTGGCCGATGAGTCTCGGCGGTGTTCATGTGTCGAGCCGCCGGCGCAACAGCGCGTAGTCGGTCTGCTCTCGCGGCCGGCGGTGGTCTGCGGGAGGAGGCGTGCGCTCGACGAGCCACGGGCGGGCTCCAGCCGCGCTCGGTGCGAAACCACGCGACGACCCGGCCGGGCGGCAGCGGCACGGTTGCCACCTCCTCGGCGCGCAGGGGACGGATTCGTTTCATGGCGTCTGGCGCAGCTTTCCGCGTCCCAGAATCTCGCCCTTCAGCCGCGCGGTTTTCTTGAGTTCTTCGAGTCGTTCCATCGCGTGGGCTTCATCCACCGCGAAGAGCTCGACGGAAAACGTCCCCTCCTGGGTGTCGAAATGGACGTCGAATGGCACCCAGCGCACGCCGCGCACGATGACCGCGAGTGGGTTGGGCCTCATGGTCACGGCTTCGGCAACCTTCGGAACTGGACGACCCATACCCAGGGATTCGCGTCCCAGGAGCCGGCACCGTTGATGCGCTCCCAGAGATACCGATAGCCTTCCTGGGGCGTCGATCCGGCTTGCTGCGGCGCATCGTCGGTGAGGATGAACTCGCCGATGCCCTCGGCTACTGCGTCAGCCTCGCTGATGTCCTGCGGCCGCTCGACGTGCACGTCGGTAACTTCGAGCGTGATGCGCGAGGCCCGGCGGGGCATGAAGATCGACGGGCGCCACGGCGCGGCGATGACTTTGCCATCCGCATTCCGCCAACCGCCGCTCGGCTGCTGCGCGTCGGCGCGATAGATCACATCCCAGTTCTCCGGGTCGTCGCGCCAGTCAAGGCCTTCCGGGTCGACAGCGCTGAACGCATGAGTCTCCTTCACCCACAGCCGATCGCCTGGCACGCCGTAGGGGCAGCGGATCGGTCGCCATGCGTTTTCGCTGTCTCGCATCCGGCCCACAGCAAACCCGTATCCGAACTGGATGATGCGATCGGCGTCGACGGGCTGCGGCCTCACCGCTCGCCGCGTCTGCGTCTTCGTGCCCGCGAGCAGCGCGCGGACCATCGGCGCCGAGAAGAGGATGGGGCGCTCTTTCACGCTTTCGGCTCCGTCGTGAAATTCACGTAGATGTGCCAGACCGCGAGCGGTGGCATGTGATCCCGGATGAGCGCATAGACGAGCGCGGCCAGGATGCACCAGTCGATCCCGAGGCTGTAGTAGCTCATGCCTTCGGCTTCGTGGCCCTAGCGCGCTCGGCCTCACGGATCGCGGCTATTCGTTCCTCCGATTCGCGAGGCCAGCCGTGCTTGATGGCGTAGTCGATTTCGAGAAGCAGTGCGCTGCTCAGCGGCTGCGCATCCTGCTCGGCGAGTTTCGACTCAAGCGCGACGATGTGCACCTGCACGGCGATTGGCACGTCATAGAACTTGCCGTATATCTCGACGGGCAATGTCGGCTGCGCATCCTGCTCGCGGGGATGCGAGGGTTGGGCGGCGAGAGCGCGAAGCACATTCCGAACACCGAACGGATAGCAGCTTCGGCATCGCTCGTCCGCGCAACCATTGAGGCGCACTTTCCCGGTCGGCAATGCAGCCGGTTCGGGTGCTTGGGAGGCGAGGCCGCCGCAAACGTCGAGCAGCATCATTGCCATATTGGCAACATCGGCGCAGTGCTCCCGGATCGCCTCGGCGTCGCCGGCACTGCGGGCTCGGGTTGGGAGGGCGGCAGCGCGAGAGCGGTCAATGCTTCGAGGGCCTGGTCGCGTGCTTCGTTGCTGTCGAAAAACACCACGAGACGCCGGTCGCCATCATCTGCGGCCGTCGTGCTGTGCTGCAGCGCCTCGCGCAGCTTCTGTTCTGTCGTCATGGCGTCTCCAGCGGAATCAAGCGGACGGCGACCGCGGCGCCCTCGGCGCTCTGGAGGCTGCTGCCCTGGTAACCGAGGCTGAAGGTGCAGCACCAGGCGTAGGTGTCGTTGTCCTCGTAGATCTCCGACGACCAGTACCAGGTCGGCTCGATGTGGGCCTTGCAGTTCGCGAAGAGCAGAGCCTGCTCCTGGCGGGTCGGCAGTGCGCCGCCGACGTCTTCGGCCCAGGCGATCGCCTCCTTCCACTGCAGACGACCGACGGGGCGATCGGCCATGAGCACCAGGTGATGCTTCAGCTGGCCATCGTCGTCGAGCACCGTGCCGGCGTAGTGCTCGCCGGGCGCGAGATCGATCGACGCCGCGGCGATCTGCAGCGTCTGGGCCGGCGCCTTGGCAGCGAAGGCCTGGATCATCGCCGCCAGCTCGGCCTGCCTCTTCTGGATCGCGTCGAGGGTGACTGCGGACATGGGTGACTCTCCTCGAGAAAAGGATTGAAGGATCAAGCGGTGAGGGGAATCAAGCGGACGGCGACCGCGGCGCCCTCGGCGCTCTGGAACGTGTCGTCCTGGTTACCGTCGCTGAAGTCGCAGAACCAGGCGTAGCTCTTGCCGTTCGCTTCGCTGGTCCAGTGCCAATCGGGTTCGATCAGGTCCTTGGCCAGCGAGTAGAGAAGCGCGGAGACGGGCCGCGTCGGCAGCACGCCGTCGACGGATGCGGCCCACTCCTGGGCCTTCTTCCAGCTCAGGTGCTTGTCGGGGCGCGCCTCGAGCAGCACGACGGCGTTGTGCGTGCCATCTGGCAGGGTGATGAGGCCGCAGAAGGTGCCGCCGTCGAGCGGCATCAGGAGCGGCGGGAGGTCTGAGAATTTCATGGCGTCTCCTGCTTGGGAGGGTGCGTGTCGGCCTTGCCGGCGACGTGGCGCTTGCCGATCTTCTCGCGGCCAGGGACGACCTTGCCGATGCGGATGTCGAGCGGCTTCTCGATGGCGAACTGCTTCAAAGCGGAAACTCCTAGCGAGTGGGAATGAAGATGGGCAGGACGGTCGTCGAGCCAGCGCGCCATGCCGCAGTGCATTCGTATTCCTTGTGATCCTTCTTGCACGCCGCCATGAAGGCGTCGTGCGCGCGTTCGCTTGCCACAAGGGAAGCAACAGCGAGCGCGATCACTAGGCCAATCCCGATGGCAATGAACCAGCCAAAGTAGCGGTCGAAGAAGTCCATCTGCGTTTTAGTTCTCGAATCCGGCGAGTAGCGTCTCGACGCTCCTCCGGCGCACGTCGGCCGGCGTCGCCGGCCAGAGAAAAAGCTGAGCGTGGTCGGTGCGCAGGAAAGACCAGACGGCCGAGACGAGGTCGCGAAACTCGCCCTCGTCCATCCGCTCCCAACTGATCGACTTCGGCAGCGCGACCATCTTCCCGGTCGGACCGGGCACGAACTCGGCGAAGCCGGCGCCGACAGTCAGCCAAGAGCGCAGGCTGTTCTCGTCGGGGAAGTTCTCCTGCTGGTCGAACAGGTGCCCGAGCATCACGAAGAACAGCTTGTGGAAGCCCGGCGAGCGTGGTTCCTTCCAGCTCACACGCAGGGTCTCGCCGACCTCGAGGTTGCGGACGAGCTCGCGGAAGCGGCCGTATGCGCGCTTCGAGGCTTCGCCGAGCCCTTCAAGGCCGCTTTCGGTCTTGACGACGACGACGTCCATTCAGACGGCCAGCCGAAGAATGCTCGACGACATGAAGTCGGACGGCTTCGCGTCGCGCCAACGCGTTTCAGACGGGAGCCTGCGGAGCGCCTGCTCGACATCGAGCTTGATTTCGACCTGCATCACGATCCGGCCAAAGCGGCCGAGGCGAGGCCGGCAGCGGCCGGTGAGGCCTGCCTCGGTTCGATAGATGTTCGGCACCATCAGACCGCCAGCCTTCGCATCGCCCGATCGAGCGCCACGATCTCGGAAAAGATGCGACGCAGCTTCCACCGCTGTCTATCGCCGTGCCAGCCCCGCGGGCCCGTGTGGCAGGGCGCGCAGAGAGGCAGGCTCGCAAACCAGAGCCCTTGCTCTGGCTCGTGCACGTCGGAGGGCCCAGGCGCATCGCAGACGGCGCAGGGCTGTTCCTTGAGCATGGCGACGTGCCGGCGCTCGGCGGCCGTCATGGAGGGCTTGTTCTTCGACTGCACGTCAAGCCGCCAGAGGAAGACGGAGGGCCGCCTCGTATTGGTCGACGATCCGCATGAAGGCGACGAGGTCAGCCTCCATCGCTTCGATGAAGTCCTCGTCGCGCTCGAATCGCTGGCGCCACAGATCGCGTCCGCAGGCCGAGAGCGCCGGGCAGTAGCAGACGACGTCGATCCAGCGCCGGCCGGTCACCCAAAGGCCGCCTTGCGCTTGCTCGCGCACGTCACCGATTTCGCCGTCGATGTGGATCGCGCGCAGCTTCTCCGGGCTGACGAAGCACTTGTACTCGGCTGCACCGTCCTCGCCGATGATCCCGTCGAGGCTGGCACCGAAACGCTCGTCATCGGTCATCACGAAGCCGATGCGCTGGACCGTCTGACCGGTCTCGATCTCGTGGCGGCGCCTCGCTTCCGGCTCCAGCTCGTGCCCGCGGTTCATCGCCCACGTCTCGAAGCCCTCGTCGAGCGGCGAGCCGCCGATACGCTCGACCGCCAAGCGGAACGCATAGTTCAGCGCCGCCTCTGACGGGGCGCCGATGGGAAGGCCTTCGATGGCGCGCTCGACAGACTTCGACGTCGGCGCCTTGGAGTAGCCTGCCAGCGCTTGGGCCGTCTTCTCGGGCTTGCCAGAGCGGATCGCGTCGACGTAGACCTTCTGCTTGGCATCGAGATCGCCCGTCCGCGAACGGGCGACCGCGAACATGCTGGCGGTGATCAGGCCGGCGCGCGCCTTGTGCCAGGCATCGCTACCTTGCTCGCAGTGGACGTAGATCATTCGGCGCGGCCCTGCTCGGCCGCCTCCGCGCGCTCCATGTCGGCGACGAAGTCACTGCCGCTCTGGGGCGCTTGGTCTTGCGCCGGTTCGCCCTTGGGCGCGCCCCTCGTGGAGTCGGCCTCCTGCGCCCTGATCTTCCACGCGGCGTGCTCGTGCTGCGCGAGCTGACGGCCTTCCTTGCCGATGGAGGCCCACCACTCGCTATATGCCGCGAGGCCCTTGTCGGCGGCTTCCTTGCCGGCCTGCAGGAGCGCCGCCGGCACCTCGGGCACCGCGTCGATCACATCGACAGGATCCAGCGGCTTGCCCTCCATCTCCTCGGCCGTCATGGGCGACGCGAGTTCGGGGAAAGCGATGCGCAGGGCCTGCGCCTGCGCGCATTTGGCGAGTTGTCCACGCGGCCGCTTGGTCCACATCGCGTTCGGTGCGATCGACTTCTCCTTGCCGCCCTTGATCGCGTAGTTCTCGAGCCAGTACTCGACCGCCGTGAACTCCGCGATCTCGCCTGTCGCAAGGCGGCGCTTCACGGTCACCCGGCACCATTGAGGAAATGCGATCTCGGCGCCCCCGATCTTCTCGACGAGCTCGGGGCCGAACTCCGGCTCGGTCATTCCAGCGAAGGCGCCGCTGCGCGCGGCGTTCGTGCGATAGAGAGCGACCCCGGGCATGATCACGTCGCGCATCCGACCGGAATCCCGGTCGTACATCGGCACGATGTGTACGGGCTTCTGCATCGGGTCGAGCCCCGCGGCCTCGCAGTAGCCGAGCACGAGCTCGATCGACTGCATCGAGGCGCCCGGATAGAGCGAATTACCAAGGACGCGGACGAGATCGCCGCGAGCCATGGTGAGAGCGCCGGCTTGGCGCTCGATGACTGCATTCATGGAGAGACTCCGAAGAAGAAGCGCCAGATCGCCGGCGCCTTGAGGATGAAGGCCATCAGTGCCAGGCTCGCGATCCACCACCAGGCGTCAGCGAGAGCGTTGGCCGCGCGTTGAAGGAGCGGCGCCTTGTGCGGACCAGACCCGGCCCAGGGATAGAGCGGGTCGTTCATGGCTCGCAGGGCGTTTCCGCCAAGTCGCGGATGATGGAAGTCAGCTCGTCCGGCTCGCCTCTCATGGGAACGAGCATTTCGTCGGCAGCAGCGTTGATCCTGAAATCGACCCGGTCGCCCTCGATCACGAGCGGCGGCTCCAGACGCCAGATGCCTTCTCCGGTGAGGGCAGCGGCCGTCGTGACATGCCCGCGCACCGCGTCGACGATCGCCTGTAGCAGAGCGTTCGGCATCGGGCCGCCGACGAACATGACCGCATCCCCTGCCCGGCAGCGAAGCTCGGCGCTCATCGGTGCATCACCAAGTAGGCCAACAGCGACAGTTCGCCGACGATGACCAGCACGAGAAAGCCGACGAGCCCCCACTGCCCGGGCGGCGGGAAGAAAGGCGGCTCGTCGGGCACGTAGAGCTTGCCGCGCCGGTGCGAGCCGGGCATGCGCACGCCGGGGCGCGTGTTGCGCCAGGCGGCGGCGCCGTGGCGCTGGTCGGAGCGGGCGGTCATGACCGGCCCTCG